CGTATAGATTTAGGGTCTAGTCCATTTGAGTAATCTGCATACAAAATTTGTCGGTCAGTCGTAACACAATACAAATTCTGTAAAACAGGGTCATTCACCATCTGAATGATTCTATTCTTATGTTTAAAGTCCTGTTTTATCCATAATTCCTGAATTTTCCAGCTTAGTTCAGGCAGAACATATCTGCCATTGAACATTGTGATTCCTTTGTAACATCCCACTACAAAGTAGTCCACATTACTCGAACCCGAGTCAATTACAGTCGCGAGGCCATGCACACCACAGCCCATAGCTGTATCAATAGTGGAAAAGGGCCAAGTAGCAGGCTCATCTCCATTATCTACAAATGATACCGTTTTGTTGCGTTTAAAAACGTATAAAACATCGCGTAATTCAGCAGCATTAGTCAGAGGATTCCCATCAGGTTGAACTGTCAGGATTCCATCTATCTGATTAAATGCTTCGGGTTCACCTACAGCCGATACCCGAACAAGTGAAACATTATCATACTCAGTCCAGACACACATTCTATTATGATAAATACATAGACCAACACCAGCAGGAATATTTGTAAAATTGTCGCTAAGGTGAGAAGCGTCATCCAAGAGGTCTTGGTCGTAGAATGAGATTCCAGTAAGAGTAGTGACGGTATTATTCGGTATAGTCGCTCCCGGAATGAAGAAAAGGTCATATCCTTCTACGTTTCCATTATAATCTTGGATTACTTTGGAAGCTACGATATGCTTTTTGACAACAAAAGAGTCAGGAGAATTAGCAACAGTGCTAAAATCAACAGCATTGTTGGGTAAAGTAGTGAATGCGACAAGTCCCGAAGGTGGTGACTGATACCCCGTATCAGTTTCATAAACATAACCAAATATGTGAACGCCTGCATCAGTATGGCCGCTAGCCCCATTAGCCACAGTGATAGGAGTAGTAGGTTTGTTACCGCCAGCACGACGCGCGGCAGTTCCATCTCCTTTATAAACATATACGAATTCATTTTGCAGTCCGCGCTCTCGATTTAGCGTAGATACTACTTCTGTAGTGAATGGAGTGATGTAGGCTCGTCCCGCGTATGGAACGAAACCGAAGTCAGTCATGGCCGGAATAGTTAGAATTGGTCCAAATATTGTATCCTTATCTACTACGTGATAAATTGACCCACCCTTGATTAGAACTAGGATAGTCTGTTTATCGACAGTAGGATAGTTGTATATTCTCAGAATATTGGATAGGGGAGAGGCCACCTCCTGATGGCGACCTATCCCATATCTACTACCAAAAGAGTTGTTCCCAAAATACCGTATATTGTTGGCTTCGCTAAAATGGTCCATAGGCGTAGATTCACGGTCCCCACGCTGCCACAAACCATTAAACGCATCCAACACTACGGGATTATGGTCTCTCATTTAATTACTCAAAACTAGACACCAGATTCGATGTACCATTTTTGACTGGTTTTCGACCAAATCAAATCAACAGACCTATTGATAGCCATAGTAATGCCCACAAGGACATTTCCAGCAGCACTTAGCACGATGGCTCCGTCTACTGGAATAAGCGTAACTCTAATACTCCAAGTCTGTCCCCCAAATGGGGGGATGATAGTATCAATCTGAGTAGTTCCAGTAATTCTGATTACGTCTGTTTTGACGTAATTAATAGTGGCAGCACTAGCTAGTGTTGCTTCAGTAAGCCTTCCGACTGGTCCGGGAATCATCCACTCTCCTCCTCTTGATTTTCATCAAGTAGATTCCGGTTATGTCATCCAACCACGCTTTTTATATGCCGCACGGAAGGGACGCCTACGGGTAAAGATATTCTGCTTACCTTTAATACCAATTCCCGTAGCTCTGTCTATCCCCATGATTGCCATAGCGTTCAGGGCATTAGCCGAAGTGATATTACGCTCGATGAACTCAGCACAAAGCGCGGCAGTTCGATACTCAAGGAATGTCTGAGCATTGATTACATTGATGATAGTATTTTGATCAATTACTGCTCCCGCGTCTGGGAACATCTGCTTAATGTAATCCAATTTGATATCATTATTCTGATTCGAGGGAAGAAATTCAAGTTGCTGACTATTCCATGTGTAGTAAATGAATGCACTAGTTTGGACTCCCTCACGATTATGAGGAAGGAAACTTCGCTTAGACATAGCAATAAAAGGATCAATATTCCTATTTCGTTCCCATACTTGGACTAATTCAATCATATCATCCGGCAATTTTGGAATAGTGGGTGTTCCAGCCGCATTATAGATTATTTTTGTAATTCCTGCGTCAATTGGAATTACAGTGGAAGTCTGTGAAGTGACTGGAATGGAATTTAACTCATAGAGTTCGCGAAGTTCCTGTAATGCCAGCCGTAGATAGGGTGCTTGGGTTACATACGTGTAGACAGTCTTAGCAGTATCGTTCAACAACGATGCTGAGATATCCATTACGTTGCCGCCGACTAAATCTACTGCTGCCATCTTTTATCCTATGCGGATTTAGCTTTGAGTTCCAACAACTGCTTGGTCATGGGATGTTCTGGGTCAGGGAAATGACAAGCAGCACAAATCGGATAAAGTGGATTCTTCAAGGTTCCGCACGCCTTACAACGGACCATATCCACCATTTGAAAGTCTTTCATCCAATCCTTAGTAGGCGCGAGGCCCAATTCCTTAGCGGCCATACGCATATCATCACTAACAGCGAGGGGATTACCATTAGACCTCGCCCACAGTGAGTCAGCCATCTTGACAAGAGCTGAATACCATGCTTTTTGCTTACTTTCAGTTGTATCCAGCAGTCCTTTGTAATCAGTTTTAATCCAGTCTAGTGTGGCCTTCTCATCTACTTGTCCATCGACTACTTTGGCCCCTGGCACGTAGAACAGTCCCGGTACGGCTGTAGCCATATCACAAGCATAAATTCCATTGCAATAATCCTTCACAACTGAGTCAGCTACTTGAATTGAACTAATGGGAATTTCCAATAATGGTTGATCTTCATCAATGTCTCTCCACCACGACGATGGACCGACAACTAGTATTTTAGGAAATTTCACTGAACCGGGAGGAATAATGAATTGTCCCGGCTGAAGTGTGCATTTCCGTTCATTAATCTCTTTAGGAAAAATTGAGACAATAGTGGACTTATCTAGGGGATTAATTGGACCACGAATAGTCCGACGCTTCCAATCAAGTCCTGGGAAATTTCCAACAGTTCCACTAGGCATCACTACTCCTTCTTATGGAATCCGGCAACAGCCTCACCTGTAATGGTTCGGCCTAATAGGGAGGATTCATCCCCAAACAATTCCTCGACTAGTGTGTCTATTCGCTGTTGTTTATGTTCAACTGGATGGTTCGCTTCCTCATCTACATATTTCCGTAGTGAGGATTTTCCCATCGCGGCATACACCGTGTCGATTACAAACCTACATGCCTCATACTTCGGAGGGAGTGCATCATTCGTTCGAGGATTCTCGAAGATATACATGCACTCGTAGGATAGAATATCCGCGGGTAACTCCGCTCGGTTAATATCTGGAATCATGACTAGCCGTTCCAGAATCCAGCGATCTTTTATCCACGAATACTTCGGCATTTCCATCACCTGTGGATACATTAAAGCCAATCCTTCAGGTGTATACTCTACAGTCCGTTTCTCGAACTGGTCATTAGACCAACTTACTTTCCACATCGGTCTACCAGTAACAGAGTCTAATCCGAAGTAATCCTTCAGACGTTGATTAATAGTTCTAACGTCTGTCGGGAGTTCTGGAAAGTTCATTCTCTATTCCTTTCTGAAAATATGTTACGGTGGAACCAGTCTAAGTCACACTGTGATCAGGAGTCCCATCCATGACTGTGTGCAGAGACTAGTCCCACCGCAACCTCGAAGCTGGTTAGGCCGAAGAAACCTTACCAGCGTAGTATTTAGCCGTAGTAGGATCGTATACGAGGAATAGTGGCTGACCAACAGTTGCGGCAGCCATCGCAATAGCGATATTGCCCGTCGCTACCATAGTGAAAGCACCAGTTGGGATGAGGACCAACAGGTGAGCACCATCAGCGGGAGGGACAATATTCGCAATAGCGGCAGCACCACTAACCTTAGTCACAAAACCAGTGGGGGTAATAGTTGCCGCTGAGGCGATAGTGCCCGGCTTCGGTTGTGAGCCAGACTGTACTGTGCTGAAATTCTGGAAGTAAAGATCGTTACTCAGCATCTCATACCTCCTTAGTATCCAGCAGGCACAGCGAGATTGTCGATATAGGCACAGGCAGCAGGGTTATTCACAAACGTCTGCATACCGTTGACCATATAGAAGATCTCGGCAGTCACAACACCACCAGAAGGTCCGCGAATCTCGAAAATCTTACGACCGTCGGTTGTGTAGAAACCGATGGGAAGAATTTCGGCGCGTCCCCACACTTCGTCAACGACAAAGTCCATTCTAGTTGGATTCCAGTTGAAGGAAGATGCTACGGGAGCACCCGCCATCTGCATTCCGGCACCTTCGCCGTTGCCAAAATACATATTGAGATTGTCTTCCTTAGCATTCTTATTGATAAGAATGACAAGTTGTCCAATCTCCTCATATGCTTGGACTTGCGCGGGATGCGTCCAAATCCTAGCTTTAAACGTATGGTCGATACCGAGACGATTACCGACCTTATTCATGAGAAGTCGCGGAAATGGAAGCGCGAGGCCACTACCGAGTGCGTTCACTCGATTTGCACGAATCTCCGGTGTAGCGGATCTTGAGAATCCGAGCCACGTACCAGCACTCGCGTTAGAGTGGTGATAAGGCACACCGTAGAGAGCGGGCAACGACAGTGGAGCCGTGATTCCGTTAGTGACGATCTTGTCAGTGTTCGTCGCGCCAGCGATGGCGGGAGTCACATCAATCTGCTTATTCTCAACGTCCCACTTGGTAATGACGCCACTACCACGAAGAATGTTAAGGTTCGTATCAAAGACTTGGATAGTCTGACCGAAACGCATCAGACGAACTCCAAACCCATCAGTTCCGAGGGTGTATGTGTCCACACCACCCGCAGTAGTAACGCCGGAAATAGTTCCGATAACACCGGAACCATCCTGCATCATTTGTGCGTCAAGCTGCCTACGCATCTCATCCAATGCCGTAGCGGTCAGCCTACGAACACCGTTCGTAATAGCTTTCCGTTCGTCATCGGTTGACCACTGTGTGAGCTTCGTATATTCGATGTTTTCGGCAACGAATACGGAAGTCACGACAGCCTTGTCAAACGTAGGCCCGCCACCACGCCCAAGGTCGCCACCATCCGGATTAAAATACCCGAATGATCCACCGGGACGCAGTTCCAGAGGAATACGCATCTGCCTGTTCGAGATTTTCTCTACGTCACGCTTCTTGATGTTGGCGTAGAACTTGTCATCCCGCTCAAACAGTGTGCGAATCTTCGGGATAACGCGCTCAAGTTCAAGCGCAGCTACCTGAGATTCAACTACAGCCATTTCCACCCCTAGTCAGAATTGAGGAATTCCAACGTGGACATTCCCTTCGGAATATCCTTGGCGTTGCGTATTTTGCCAGTAGGTGTAGATGGGGAACTTGGCTTTCCCATTTTTACTGGACCCCTCTTATCACTTTCTGAGGAGTCATTTACTCGTTTTCCAGTACCGCGTAATGCTTCATTTCTGGCCTTTTTTAGTACTGAAGGCAACAGTGTCTTAGCCTTGCTGACGTAAGCAGTACGGATACGGTCAGTTGATTCTTTAGAAAAATTACTCTGGAAGGCTTTCTCCCACAACTTGTCAACTAGTGATCTAAACCTAGTATCCTTATTAATGAGAGTATCTAGCTCGTCTAACGCATCACGAGACGCATTCCTACGAACATATTCCGACATGGATTGCTTCGGATCTATGTTTGCATCAATCGTATTGCGTAGTGTGTTATTAACGCGAGTGTTAAGCTCTCCACGAGTGGTTTCAAATCCTCGTCGGACGAATGCCATCTCTCTTTCAGAGATTTCACGCTCACGCGCATTATCTTCGGGTTTAGCCTCATGCGAAAGATTAGTCGGAGGCTGGAAATCTGATGTGCCGAATACAAACTGGTTTAAAAGAAGTGCAGCAGACTGTAATTGTTCATTACTAGTCCTCCGCGCTTCATTCACCATAGCTACGATAGTGTGCTTAGTGACATTTCCAAGCACATGAAAGTAAGCTTTTTCATCGACTTTCGCTAGTGTGGGGAGATAATTATCAACAATCTTATTAAATGCCGCTTGATTAGTCTCTTTCGCAGCTTTCAGAACATTTTCAGTATTCCCACCCATAATATCACGTTCAAAGTTATCGAGAGTCTGAGACTTCTCGACTGCCATTTTAGCATCTGAAATAGTGGGAAGTAATTCGGTGAACTGTTGTTCACGATAGTACGCTTTTTCGAGGTAGGGAAAGTCCTTGAAAAGAGATGGATACTTTTTGAGAATTTCCTTACGGCGAACTGGTGTAACGAGTTCTAGTTGTTCGTCAGTAGGTTCCTCAGTCTCTAGTTCTAGTTCTTTTAGTTCGTCTATCTCGTCTTCTTCACCTTCTGCTTCGTCATCTGATTCTTGTCTTTCAGATTCAGATTCTTCGTCTTTCGATTTGGTTTTCTTTTTACCATCACCTTCCTCTAGTGGAATTTCTTCCTTTTCATCTCCCTCGTCCTCCATGAATTCGATAATGTCCTCTTTGGACATATCAGAAGTAGTTCCACTAGCAGCCGCGGGGGCATCTACTGGAGCCAACAATACTTGCCAGATTTTATTGTACATCTACATTTTCCTCGCCTTTAATGGGTGCATCAGAATCAGGACTGGGCTTTTCACCAGGAGTAGCACCTTTATCTCCTGCTTCAGCCTGTTGTGTGGCTTCTACCATCTGTTGCTGAATTACAGCCTGATGATACATATTGCCATACAACAATACATTACGGTAGCCTTCTGGATTATCTTGTTTGGCTTGTCGTCCAGTTTCGCTGATAACCCATTTTCGGACTACTTCAAATGCAATTTCAGGATTATCATAAACAGGGTCCATCTCGATAGATGGCATTTCTGGCATCATAGGATCACCAGTAGGTATTGGAGCAGAATTCAAGAGTAATTTGATATCATCATTCGTTTTCAATACGTCATCTTCACCCGGCACATAAAAGTCAGTCAGACCAATATGGTCACGAATAATAGATAGATTCTCAGGAGCACCTAGAATCGCGAGAATTTCAGGATTACCAGCCTGAAGTAGTTGCATCAGCACATCTTTCTGCTGATTCCACGTCATCGGGAGATTTTCGTTAGTTTCTAACTCAATCTTTCCAATCTTCCCCTCAAGTTCCGCCTTACGAATAAAGACGTTTACGAATCCTCCATCCCTAGATTTCTGCACATCACGTTCATCTTCCTGAACTTCCTTGATATACATAGGGATAGCTTTACCGTATATCTGTTTCCACCACACGGTAAAGATTTTCCAAGTATTCTGGAGTCTCTGTAGGGCTTGCGCCCGTGACATGGAATATTGGGATGCTGTTTCACTACCTTCTAATGAGCCTCCAAATAGTGATGGTAATGCGCCAGAAACCATCTGAGCTAATGATTGAATATTGGCAGAAAATGGCATTACTTCAGATGATAGTGAGGCAGTTTTCACCTCATAGAATCCATCTCCTATGGCTTGACCAGTCTTGGCTTTAGCCTCGTATATTCCACCCGGCACAGATTCCATCTGACGATATGCGTCGAAATTAAGCACGCCGGGGTCAGCGAATGTTTGACCTATACCATGCTCAATTGTCTGCAATGTCAGACTAATAATGTCGTTCGTAATCTCCTGAATGGAAACTAGTAAGAGTCCGAGTGGGTCGTGATGTAAATGATCACTGAGAGGATTGTAAGTGAGAGTCCAGCAATCATCCAACGATTCATTGCACGCCTCCGCGAATTGGTCATTAACTAGAACGACTTTACACCCATTAGGGTATAGCTTTTTCAGTTGGTCTATGTCTTTTTTATCTGGCAAGACATTGAACGCGGCAGGACGGAGCCAGCAATTCCGAATCGTCACAGTATTGGTGGGATATTCTCCCTGATACTGTGGGTTCAAACGTCCCCACTGTTCATATGGGTCACGCGGACCCATTCCGCCTTGCATCTTAAGCGCAAACTCTGCCCATTTTTTACCCTGCAAATGATCGTATCGCTCGATGGCATTCGCGAAGTGTGTCTCATATGAGAATATGAGATAGGGCGTATCACACTGTTTCTGAGCGTAATTCGCTACTTTGATATATAATCCACCATATGCTTCAAGGCAGATTCTAGATTTAGGTTCCTTAGTAGTTCCAACTAGTCTAGTTACAATTAGTGGTTCTTGTGATAGAACTGGTGTAATTTGTGCTAAACACGCAGGGCATAGGTCAGCCTCCGCGTTTTGAACTACATCTTGTAATCCAGCATCCTCATTACCCGGCATGAACTCATCTTCAGCCTGCATAGCTTTAGGCATCATTTGAGCAGCTTGCTGTATCTGCTGCTGTGCCATAGGATCTTGCATTACTTGATCACTCATTGTAAATCCACAGTTAGGACATTTCTTATATTCGTGATTCTCAGTTATGTCCTCAGTAGTTTTCTTTTCATATGTTCCATATTCCTCATCCGCCTTCGGATAAGAATAGCAACCTACCATACCTTCAGTGCAATAAATAAATAGAGCATGTAACCAAAGCATACTAACGTCATTATGACGATAGATGAGTTGGGCAATTTTATCTCCAGCGCGTGCGGTAGAAAGATCGAGAGTATTATCAGCGTCATCAGGATAACATTTAATAGGAGGAATAGTAATACTAAGTGCAGCAATGATAGATTCCAAGTAGGCTCGGAATACATTGACTGGCTTATCGTAATAGGATTGTTCTGTGGAGTCTCCGACAGAATCCTGATCCCAAATGCGCCAGTCGTGAGCTACTTCAGAGTACCACGCCTTCTGGTATCCTTCCCAGAATAGCTTTAGTCTACGCCATGTTCTAATCTGGCGTTCTCGCGCAGCTACATCTTCTTTGTCGAAATGATCGACAACTTGTTTCAGTAGTCGCTGGACTTCTTCAGAAGGCAGATTTGCCATTAGAATGCGCCAAATCTTCGATTTGCACTACCCAAACCAGTTCCAAATCCACCCATTGTTCCAAATGTAGGAGGTTTAATTCCTTGCATAGACCCTCCACCAAGGTTCATGGCTGGACCCTCTGGCATATTACCGGATATAGTAACTCCACCCCCTCCCTGTGGAGATGCTAGTGGATTCTTATTACGCATGTAGGTATCAAAAAGACTAGAAGGATCTTGCTGTTGTTGAGGTGGATACATAAAGCCACCAGCATTAGCATTTTGAAATGGTTGATTAGCCCACAATTGGCTAAACGGATTACCACCAGCACCCCTAGCTTGGCCCCCGCCCCCGCCCATCGAATTAGAAAGCGCGGACAGCGTACCGGGTAAGGCTCCCATCATAGCCCCACTCACTCCACTAGAAGGGCCAGTATTTATTCCCTGTGATGGTGTAGTTGGTGAGGGAGTAATCTTAGGACTAGGCATCATTCCTGCACCAGCTTTGGCACCTCCAGTTAGGGGATTAGTAATCCCTTTGCTAGCGCCACCGAATGCTGATTTCATCATTCCGCCAACCATAATGACTCCTAGCGTGCTCGCCTATTATAGCGTTCCTTAAATCCTTCTAAATCTTCTATTTGTTCAGCAGTTAATGACTTTTTATCCCTAGTTCCAAATTTCCATTCCATATATTCTTTAGGAGATAGTCTCTTAGGAGTTCTTCTAGGCGTAATATCCGATGAAACTCCCGGAGTTAAATTTACACCACTATTACTAAGTAAATCTTTAATTTTCTTTGCCTTAATATTTCTAGGCATTTGTTGTAAACTAGGTCTAGCAACATAATTTCTATCAGCTATATTAGTCATAGCTTGATTAATATTCTGGCGTCTTTCAAGATTAGTAGAACCCTCGGCAGCTTCACCAGCTACGCGAGCATTAGTCTCAAATGGAACGCGAGCATATCCCTCAAGATCCTGAGATAGTTGATATAATTCATCTGCATTTTTATTACCTAGTCCTGCCGCGCCATGAGTAAATTCATGATAGGCTGTGTTACGAGCCTCTCCGGGATTATTCATAGTTCTCTGAACTCCATAATTAGTAACCTTTAGTGGCATAGGTTCCCTAGGCTTAATGGGACCATGCTCAGGTAGGACTATTCCGGCCATTGATGTTCCTATTCTTCCCGGAACTGGCCTATCTATTTCTCCCATCTGAGGGAATATATTAGCAGCAACGCGAGGATAACCTTTTCCCGCTGCTTCAAATGCTGGACCCATTTCTCCTCTAAGACGTTGACTTAGAGCTTGATATAATTTAGTGGCAGACTTTCTACCCGGTATATCATTCCAATATGGATTTACGGCTAATGAGGTTCCACCCAATCCTTTAACTATTGGGTCAACCGCCTGACCAATCTGAGTCATTGCATTAGCTACATACCCTGAACTAGATTCGTCCTGAGCAGGGTCTATTCCAAGTAATCCTTTAGGAACATTAGCCGCAACATCTACTACGTCACGACCAACCTTTTTCCATTCAGGATCATTAGCTTGTCGTTGCCTCGCGCTCGCATCATTCTGGTATATCATTTCAGACGTAGGCTCAGGCGCGGTAGGGAGATTGAATCCCATACGCCTAAGCATCGCCATAGTAGGACTAGTATCAGCCATTTTATTTCATAACACCGAACTTCTTTTTAAAACTAGTTGACGGACCAGTGTCCATCTTGGATTTAAAATTATCCTTCTTCTTTCCTTCCGGTGGTTTGCTTTTCTTCTTGAATTTATTGAGGTCGAATGGCATCACTAACTCCTTTTTGCCTCGGCTTCTTTCAATTCCTTCTCGAAGTCATCCACTTCCATTGTGGTCTTATCAGGAATGGGAGCTTCCTTCATTAGTTTTGCCTTCTCGCGATCCTCGCGCTCCAGCATTTGCCTACGCACATTCCACGGAACTGACTTTGGTATAGTGACTTCGCGAATTTCGACGGGCGAAGCCTCTGGCTTTTTAAATAGTGAATCCATGAGAATCTTTTTCTCATGATTAGATTCCGCCAGTTGTTGTCTCAATGTCTCACAACTGGGACAAATTTTATCAGCTTTAATTGAAAGATACTCCCGATACCAATTTAATAGGAACATTTCTACCTCAATGACCGACGATGGAATCGAGTGACTACCTGAGTCTTTTGACCAGCCTCGATAGTTCTCATTTGTCTGTAATACGCCGTAAAGTCCTGACTATTCCTCAAAGCCTGATTGATTAGTTCTTGCTTCTGAATTTTGACGAATTCTGTCGTAGCATCGCCAAAATATCGTTCTGCTGAGTCTACAGCGTAGCGAAGGTCATCGTAAGGGTCATCGCCCTCGAATTCAGCTACGTCCTCTGCTGGCTTTCCATTTGATGCCTTCTTATCATAGGAGCAAGCGCGGATTGCATCTATCATAAGAGGGCAGCAATAAGGATGATGAACGTGATCATTTTCACTACAGCAGAATATTTGTAATTTAGGAATATTCTCCTCTATTTCTGGAGGGTCAAACAAGTGTAGGTATCCCTTATAATCGTCTAAACCTTTATTACGAAGAATCCACATAGCGGTTTCTTCACTATATATTGGCATTTCATTTGGTGGAATAAAGGGCTTAACTTTCCAACGTAAGTATTCATGGACCAACATCTTGCCACTTACACGACTACCCGGTCCAGAGTTAGATAATTCAATAGGACGTTCTAATGCTTCTTCGATTTGCTGTTGAATAGTATGTTCCTGTCCTCTGTCTTGCGAGGCAGACTTACAGAACTTGATAACTTTAGGATCTTCCTTGACACAGTAGTCCTTAACAATGGGTGCCCAATCCGCGATTTTAGTTTTAAGCCAATATAGTTCCCTATACAAGTATAGTCGCTTCTGAGGTGAAACTGCATAGAACCCAATATAGGTCATAGCAGCGAAACCCCAATCACCAATTACAAACTTAGGCCACCAATCAGGGATACCGAATGGTTCGATTACATGGAGAGCGTTATCCGGCTCATCAGGATAATGCTTATCCCTAAACTCATCAAAAACCTGTCCCTGATAAGAATCCCAATCACCATACTTCCTTGCTTTACGCTCAGCCTCATTCGGAATACCGTCAAGGCGAGCAGTATAGCCAGCGTCAGCATAGGGATTATCTGCTACTGTGGAGTGTATATAGATTCGCTGTACTCCACCTTTTCCCTCAATTATCTTTCCGCCTTCGGGATAAGGAGAAACGAATCGTTTCTTAGTGAAGGTATGACCAATACCTCCGGGCATTCCTGCCGCTCTGATGATGGCAGGTAACTTTGGGTCGCTAGTACGGACTCGTGTAAAGCCGATGTACAAATAGATGTATTCGGTGAATGTTGTAAGCTCATCTGGGGAGAATAGATTGATCTCCATAGAGTCGTACTTGTGTACATCAGATTCCTCCTCGCAATGTGCGAGAAATATTAGTGCTCCCGTCCGCGCTCCCGTTCCGCCGAATTCATCAGGGCGCGGAAACGTCCATGTCATATCAGTCTTATTAAAGACTGCTCCAAACTTCGGGAATATTTCCCTACTTCTTGGAACTATCTCATTTCGTAGTTCAGGATAAGTCCGTCGCATGAATACCTGTTTAAATCTAGGATTCTCATGCCAACGATGGACTATTCCATATATAAGTAATACGTCAGATTTCCCCGAAGCGTTCCCACCACCATATAATCCCTCGAATATGGTAGTAGGAAGCGCGAGAAATTCTGCCTGTTTTTCAGTGGGCTTCCAATAGCCCTTATCAAATGCCATAACTAGTTATTTTTCAACACCAATGAGAGGCGGCCAATTCCATTCATTCTCAGCATTCCCTCTATACACGGATTCGACCATAACCGTGGCCTCCGCGTTTCCTTTGAATGGCGTAGTCAAATCATTGATGATAGTGAGATTCAGACAGTCACGTTCCTTCACCGCAGTAATTACAGCAGCATAGGTGTTACCACCCGAACTGAAATGAACGATTCTGCCAATAGACGGACGATTCTCAACTACAGCCATGAATTCTCCTAACTTAATCACTTGAATGGAATCCCTGCATCGTATCCAAGAACTATCTTGAACACAGCGATTAGAACAATAATGATTAATATTCCAATTGCCCCAGTTTTGAAAGGTTGAGGCATATCAACAGAATAGATGACCCACGCTATTACGCCACAGACTAGCATGACGAATAGAAGTGTAATCATTTACTTCTCACTTTTCTTATCGTGGTGTGTTGGGATGAGTCCAGTCTTGACTACTGAAGGTGTAGTGAATTCCTTGACTGATTCCTTCTTTTTAGAAGTAGTGGAAAGGACAGTGGGTGGATGAAGCAGTTGGAAAATTTTAGCATTAGAGACAGCACCAGTTGAAGTCTGAACTTGGACTGGAATGTCAATCGCTACTTCTGCTGTATCCATATTAACTATAGTAGTTAGTTCAGTAGCCGAAACGAATATAGTAGGTTCAGGTGAACCATTCCATATAATCATGGAACCAGAATCAAACCCAGTTCCGATTACATGAAGTGTGAATGATGGATCACCGAGGAAGGCGGAAACTGGATTCAGACTAGCCACTACAGGCATTGGGTCTGAACCATGAGTCATAATATAGATTAGTGCGTTATACGCCTTCTCAGCGAACTTACTATCAGAACATGCTAGGTCTAGCACTAGCCGAACGTAGCCCTTCTGCTCATCCGTCACCCGAAGCGCGGGAGAATTAAACAGTGTGGGCCGAAATGGGTCTTTAAACATCGGAGGTAATGTAGGCATCTTTACTCCAGTTTTTACTACAGTTAAACTGCTTTGACAACTATGTTACCGGGAGATGCCGATGTACACTTAATAAAGGCTGCCGCGATTTCGGCCTGACCATTTGTCAATACTACGGGGATTGATGTAGCGAACGCGAAATCATTCGCCATGACAAATGTCGGACTAGCCGCATCACTGAACAGAAGTACGCGCCTAGCAGGTAAGGCATACACAACATTCTGAAGTATGGGCTGAGGATATCCGATTGAAATTTCAGGCACAACTTTTCCCTCTGGAGTGACTATTGACGAAGTGACAACATTGAGAATGAAGTCATTTAATACACCGACATTCAATACTGCACTTGTCATTGTATTGCAATAGCACCAGAACCAGTCAATGTAAAAGTTCCTGCCGGTATGGTATTAGTCTGAATCACATCACGCATTAAATAGATTAATCCACCATTTGGAAGTACATCCATTACTCCACCGAATCCTGTATTCATAGACCAGAATCCACCACATTGGTCCCATACAGCACTAACAAATGGAGTAGGTAATTTCATAGTAATGAATGTAGTGGCTGCATTAGTTGTAATATTGATATAGAAATTTACAAATAATATTTTACCCAATGCCATGTATTTACAGCTAGTGATATTATTAAGTGTAGCAGAACCATTCTGTGAACCGAATGGATTAGGAGTAAAGTTAGACCATGTACCCGGAACCGCGAGAGCGAGTTCAGCATCAACTGGGTCTAGTATTACATTCTTAATTTGGGTTTTATTCCATACAGTAGTACCATCGATTAGGGCATTGAACGCTGTCCTATCTAAAGCCATATCTTATCCTAAATGAACAGCGTTATTCCTTAGCTACGACAGTGGAGTATTCGTCTGGTTTCTTGAGTTGGGGAGCGTAGAATACGAAGGTAGGACCGTTAGCTGCCTTGTCAGCAGCTTGAGTTTCTTCACTAGTTTCCATATTCTTAACGATAGTTGACATATCTTTGGCTACGCCAGATAATTCCCTCGCGCTTGCCATATCTAGTTTCTCTGAAGTTAATTTACTAAGCGCAAGGACTAGTCTACCTCTAGCTTTCTTAGAGATACGTTCTTTGGCTTTGCGAATTATGCTGGCTCCCGGCCTTCGATCATAGGATGCTGTAGAACTGGCACCCTGAGTATATGCACTGACCGATGACTCTGACAAGCCAAATTGCTTCGCCAATTGAATAGCCGACGCGCGGCTGCCATCAACTGATTCTATTCCTATTAAGTTTCTCAGTGATTCAGGGACTTCGACATTTCCTTTCCCCCGTCCCTTTGGAATTTCAACAACAATAGGATTATCATTAGTTTCACTATCATCATTATTGTCATTAGTGAATGGAATCTCGACAATATCGAGATCCTTCTTTTGTTTCTCGAATTCATTTGTCGATACAACGCCCATCGGCATTTTATTTCTCCTTTATTGAAGGCGCGGATGTAATTGATTAACTGATAGTTAATGTAAGTGTACCAGCCGTACCATTGATGGTACCAGTAATAGTAGTTACACCAGTGAGATCAAATTCTTTTTCCGGAGGTGAATTAGTGTCACCACCCTGAAAGAGTTGAATTACTTTCCTATCTGGCAGGATGAGAACACCAGTCAGATTAGCAAAGACACCAGCAGTAACTAGTTTATCGGGTCCAGTTTTAGCAGTAATTGTGACGGATGCGGGCATGTCTTTCTCCTACTGTTAGTGTGTGGACTAACCGAATTCAATGTTCAGAGGCCAGTCTGTACCGCCCTCTATCCTATCCGATAGCGAACTGAATGTCAACCTCGCACTTTTGAACTTGTCATTATATGTTATTCTAGAAGTTTCGCTTCACTTTCGCCCCTATCAAATTCGCCATACTCCCCTACGTGGTCTAGGACGTTCGTTGAACCTGAGTCAACCTCACGTCATTATGAGGCATCGTAGCGGACCCCTCTCAATTGTCCTGTTTCAAGAGAGGGCTGGAGGGAGACTATTTTGTTTTTTCTCCATAGAAATATGGATGTTAAAATAAGGAGTCTCTTTCTGAATATTATTGAGGATAGTTTTTTAACTATTCTTTTCGAGAGTCAGATGATTGCTATGCGGCAATTTCCATGCCAACTTTAGTCTGCCAATCAGCGGACTACTCCGGTATACCCCATAGTCTAGTGAATACATGAACTTCAGTCTGACCCGAGGCTGACTTCTAGAAGCCCCTCGGCACACGCTCCTTTAGAATCAATGACTTAGCGCGTGCCGATACTTGGCGACTGGTATGCTATACTATCAGTGTCGGTTGTCGGGCGATGAGGCAAGGCAGCCGACACGGGGCCATCAAGGCCACACAGTGAGGGTAGTTCTATCATTTCCAAAACTGGCAAGTTCACGCTCACCATTCCTGCTACGCACGCGCAAGCGGGGCAGAAAATCACCAAGCCTTTCGATTTCAAGGTGTGCCAAACTGAGGAAGAAGCGAACGAAATCGCCACGGCGAAGAAGTTCTCCTTCCTGAAGTTGGTCAACGCTTTCCTGAAAGACCAAGCTCGGTCCAACGCATATCAGGCGGCGCTTCTGCCTTACAAGCCTGTCGAAGTCTCGCAGGACGAAATCAAGGAGCGTATGGTCCGCGACTACATCCGCTCGGGTTTCACCGAGGCTCGTGCCCGCGTCAAGGTCGAGGAAACGCTGGCAGAACTCGCCGCCGAGGCACTTCTGGAAAACGCTTCCGGCGAGGTTCCCTCCGAGGGTGAGGAAATCGAAACCGAGGAAACGGAGGAAACCGAGACGGCGTAGTCTGTAGGTTCTCGGGAGCGGGTTGTCTACCCGCTCCCTCTACTTCTCGAATACTTTCAACTACTGAGGTTCCAATGACCAGTCTGAACATTCCCGTGTGTGTTATCTGCCGCAAGCCTCTGACCGTTTCGGAAACGAAGGTCAAGGCGTCCGCGCACTTCCCCTGCGTCGTCAATCAGATGTGTGGAGGCAAGCATGGACGCTAACGCCTTGTGGCTTGCCTCACTCACGCTCACGCAATTCCGCGCTTTCCGCAAGGCATTCGACGTGCTTCGCCGGGCCGGGATTGATGATACGGACGCGATTACCATGCTTCGCGAAGCGGCGTCCCGCCGGAACAACTACGGTATGACGCCGATTCGACACAAGGCGTAACTCCGAGGCGAGGGACTGCAAACCTCGCCTCACTTCCGCTCGCTCCCGCCCTTGCCAGTTCCCACCCAGGCACAACACCCCACACTCCCCATGCCATGCCAACCCGAATAGTCGAGGTGGCTGGCCGTAGGGCTTGGCTAATCATGACTTTAGCTAATCGTGATTCGCTAATGACTCTCGCGCTACGCGCGACCCTCTTTTGCTAATCGTAATGCTCAGGTTGACTAATCGAAGTGTATTTACATATCGTTATTTCGGTTCGCGAAGGAGGCATCAGGGCAGACTAATCGAATTGACAGCCCGCGCTACGCGCGTCGGTCTAGTGCTAATCGTTGTTAATACCGCTTCGATACCGCTGCGCCGGCGGGTTGTCTATTCGAGAAGGGTTTTGACATATCTGGATTAATATTGATTAACACCTCCCCAGCACTTTCTCATCACCTGCTAGTCATATTCTAATCACTTTCTCGCCATATTCTAGGCAATTAAATTCGCCTAACTCATTTGTTTTCAACAACTTAGCCGGACCCCCCTCTGACTCCACTTTTTTTTAGGGGCACACACACCCCCTTAATTCACCAAAAGTGGACAGTGGTAGTGTCGAGGGTGGATAGGGGATTATTATTCTTTTTATTTTTTTTTTTTTTTTATATCAAAACACTTCGCGAAGTAAATTTTTCTGGCACCCCCAATATCGCGATGGCATGGTTGATGCCGTCTGTCGAAATCGCGACACTCTGGTATGCCCCTTTAAAATTAGGCGGACTCCCACCCCCTCTCATTCATTTCGCCCTAAGTCATTCATTTACAGTCACTTACGGCCTCCGGGCCTCGTTCAAAACTGCCGGGAAACTGCCTAGATTGTGATGAGAAAGGAATAGGAAACTATCGGGAAAGTGCTAGGTAAGCGTTTTCGACTTGTCATTAGCCATATCATTTCATCAATATTAATGTGCCATAGTTCCATGCCTTGCCTTAATTCACCTAATGATAGACTCAGGTAAGTATTAATTCAATTCTCGAATGTGTCTCGTTTTGGAACACTCGTGTGTGCCGTTCTGAGACACACTACATATAGTGGTCCGGGCCTCGATTTTGAGCTTTTGTCACTACATCTTGTGGCTTGACATCATCGCCCTGATATGCGACGATAGTGGGTGCCCCATTCTAGCCCACTATCGTTAAACCAATTCTCGAAGTGTGCCGGGCATAGTCTGTCTAATTCAGTAAAATGAGCGGAGCGAATCAAATGCTATATGGAAATGAGAAATCGAAGAACGGCCAGTGCGAAGTCTGCGACAAAGACAATATTCGCGTAGTCGAGCACTACGGCAATATGTGGTTCTGTCCAGAATGCTGGCAACTAGAAGTTAAGGCCAGTATCGAGAATATGGCTCCTCTCGCTCAGGATGCCAGAGTACAGGCGTATAAGGATAGCTACACCACGCGAGTGATTGAAACCGCGAAAGTATTGGATGAGAGTGTCGAAGTTAAATCCGACATATTCAATGCAGCGACACACTCCATCGATGAAATGAAAAAGGCTATCGACGCCGATGCCTCGATTGAGAACAAGCCTTACGCGCTTGCCGAATTTGTCATTTCGCGGGCGGAACACTTCAAGAAGGTCATTTTCGATGCTCAGAATGCCCTCATCGAAGCCAACACCAATCAAAAGGCCATTCAGGTATATCTGAACAACTTAGCGAATAAGCTGAGAGCAGATGAGCGTGAAAAGCTGAAAATCGCGGATATCTCATATCAGCCCGCGAAAATCAAGGCTAAGGTCGCCAAGATTTCGACCACTGGCACCTCGTCGAAAGTTCAGAAAGACAAGCCAAAAAAAGTCGAAAAAGTCAAGATTGACAAGGCCGAAATTCGGCGTGTGGCCGCGACACTGGGAATCGACGAATTCACTCTCCAGATGATTGTTGTGTCGAAGGGCTGCACCGTCGAACAGGCGGCTGCCGTAATTCGCCGCAAGATGTCTGGGCCTAAGGAATAATTAGTTTCACTACACTTCACTTCACTACACTAAGGAGCTAGACCAATGATGATGGACCGTCACCAAGCCTCACTCTATGCGCGAGAACTACTCAATAACTACGGCCTAAACAATTGGGGCGTGCGTATTACGTCGGACCCTAATCTTCCATTCCTCGGGAAGTGTATGCACGCCGATAAGTGTATTATGCTGAACGGCGCGCATATCGATATTCACCCTGCCGCGGAAGTCATTGACACAATCAAGCACGAAGTAGCCCACGCGCTTACACCCGGTCAGGCTCACAATGGAATCTGGGAAGCGAAAGCGCGTGAAATCGGATGCAAGAACACTATCGCGTGCTCTCACCTCGACTTGCCTGAACACGTCATCGACGCAATCCGAAGCGGTCATACGGTGGAAGTCACCGTCGAAGAAAAGATAGTCGAACAGGTCATTCGGAATGTGACCCACAAGGTAACTCGATTGCAAGACAAGTGCCCTGAATGCGGAAAGGTTGCTGTCGAAGTCAGCCAGTCAGAAGAAATCGACACAGACGGTAATCTCTGCAAAATCATCACACTGGAGTGCTTCCATATCATCAAGCGGATTCTGCCGAAGGGCACCGCATTCGATTCGATGATTTCCAACTTCTGGAAAGATGAAGTGGCGGAATGCAAGCATGAATGGCCCACAAAGGAAAAGGCCAAAGCACTCCACATTCCGTCGAATCAGTGTGAAAAGTGTGGAGAATTCAAACTCTATAACTTCCAAATACTTGGTGCTCAGCGTTGCGAAGCGGCATTAGCCGTTCAGAAGGGCTTCGGCATATTCGATGACATGGGCCTCGGTAAGACTATTCAGGCTCTTGCGATTCTGAAATTCCATGCAAAGAAATACAACCCCACAATCATCGTCACGAAATCCGCTATCAAGTTCCAATGGTTCAAAGCCGCTATCACATGGCTTGGACCTGACTTCATGGCGCAAACCCTCGCGACAAGTAAAGACCCTATCCTACCGGGACTCAAGCTTTATATCATTCCATATGATTTGCTCCGCCGGTTCCCACGCGAGAAACTCCACAAGCGTGGTTTCAAACTTGTCATTCTCGATGAGGTGCAACAAATCAAGAATCCTGATAGTTCGCGCACGCAGGAGGTCCGTAAACTCGTTAGCGCCAATCCTGCTTGTAAGGTTATCGAGTTATCAGGGACACCCTGGAAAAATCGAGGTAGTGAATTTTTCCCAGCGTTGAATCTGATTGACCCGATGAAATTCGGTTCGTATCAGCGATATCTTGATACGTGGGTCCAGTATCACTGGGAAGGCAATAAGAAGAAGATGGGCGGCATACGTAATGTGCCGAAGTTCAAGGAATACGTCAGTAACCTCATTATCAGGAGGGAATACAACGAAGTAATGGACGAATTCCCGGACGTGAATCGCACGAAACTGGCCGTCGAATTGGATTCGCTGGAACAGGACACCTACGACGAGTCAGTCAGCGAGTTTGTGGCGTGGTACAACGATTACGTCATTGGCGGCGAGGAAGACAAGATTAGCGGTATCGAAATTCTCGCCAAGATGGCGCGTATGCGTCATATCACTGGCCTCGCGAAAATCCCGGCCACACTGTCATTCGTGGAGCAATTCGTCGAGGACACTACGGATAGGAAGCTGGTTATCTTCGTTCACCATAAAGACGTAGGCGAGCTGATGTTCTCCGCGCTCTCCAATATGGATGAGGGAACCAATCCATCGTGGCATCACTTGGCGAAAGAGTTGGATGCCGAGGGAATTCGCGTTTTCCAGTACACGTCGAAGCACACTGGCCGCCCTGAAGGCTATCAGATACAGGATGACTTCAACAATACGCCACGCTGTGTTATGATTGCATCGACGCTGGCGTGTGGTGAGGGACTCAACTTGCAGACGTGCCACGATAGCGTGCTGCATGAGCGTCAGTGGAATCCCCAGAATGAGGACCAAGCTACGCCGGGCCGATTCCGTCGAATTGGTCAGAAGTCGAGCGTCATTAACGTCACCTGCACAGAGGCGGATGGCACCATTGACCAGCAGTTGGATGCCATAGTCGAAGGCAAGCGTAGGGACTTCCATGATGCCATGAACAATGGGAGTGAAGTGCCCACATGGAATCAGGGAGCCTTCGCGAAGCAACTCGCTGAGATGATTGTTTCCAAGCATAAGGAGAAGAAAGGGAATAAGCCCACCACAACGAGTGGCAAGATAGTCAAGAGTATTACGGCTGCTGCTTCATTCTAGTCAGATGGGGGCCG